CTATGGCATCTTTTATTGAATAGAGATAAGGTGGTAAAAGTACAGTTGCAATATCTATAGTATTTGCTTTTAATGAAGGTACTTTAAGATCATCAGAAGGAATACCTCGTATAACTTCAAATTTACCTTCTCTGTTTAACGAAATAACATCAACTCTTGGCAAATAATAATCATAAGTTAAAATTAGATTTCTATTGGGAACTAAAACATAAGAAGAATATTTTCCAAGTACACTTAGTTCTCTTCCTTCATACTCAAATGGTGACTTATTCGTTAAACTAAATGGTTTTACTCTAGGTCTTAAATCTAAAATATCAGAAGATCTTAAATTGCCATATACTGGCATATCAAATCCATAATCATAACCAGAGTAACTGTTTACGCTTATTAGTTCTCCAGTATCAGTAGAGTCAGTTGTGTAATTTTGGTATATAACTCTTAATTTTTTCTTTGGTTCTGCCGCTGTTGATTTTCTGACTATTCTTGAGTAGTCAGATATGGATTGCCTAGATCCATTATCAAAACCATAATTTCCGGTTATATTTCTACTTCCTAATGAAATGTTAGTTACTACAGCAGAAATTTGAGAATCTATGAAAGTAATTCTTTCATTTGGAGAAAAAACATTATTATTGTAAGATGCAAACTCAATACTATTAGAATCAATTATTGATACAATAATACCAACTGCATCAGAACTGCTTCCTCTAAATACATCTCCCACTTTCAAATCTGAAGTAGATGTAAATCCACCATCAAAGGTAGATAAAGTCAAACTTGGTAAAATGGGATCATTTATATTATCGGATTCGTATACTGCAATAACTCTTAAAACATCCGGAACATTTAAACTAATTTCTCTGTCTTGTACTCTAAGTCCATAATATTGATTATAAGTAAGTCCATCATTTAATGATGTAGTTCCAATTCCCGATTGCGTATAAATTGACTTATCTATTACAATCGAACTTATTTTATTTAAATTCTTCTTAATTGAAGATGGATTTACATTAACTAATGTAGCAATAATCGTAGATGTTCCGCTTGACTTACTCAAATCACTAAATGTTACAGATTTTCCATCTTCACTTAAAGAAAATTTTTCTGCTCTTAAAGTTTCTAAAGAACCGTCATTGTAAGATATCAAATAGTCATCTTCATCAAAGTCTGCAAAAAATAAATCAGATTCAGTTACTGATATTGTTATTTGTTTGGAAGAACTAACAGATTGATTAACGAACTGCCTTCTTTGATATAATGCATTATTTGCTAAATCTATAGAACTTATATTATTATTTGGTAGTTTTGTAATTAGAGATGCATCTCCAATATCTAAAGAAGATTGTATTTTAACAATACCGTTAACTTCAATGTTACTAGAAGGTAGACTTCCATCGCAGATACCGGCAACAGTTGTTATTCCGGAAACTGTAAAAAATGTTCCACCAACACTCACTGATTCTACTTTGTTGTAAATTGGAACTCCAGTAAAGTTTGGATTATTATAAGAAATAATATCACCTGGTTTTATCTTGTTGGTAAATACATTTGCAAGTCCAGTTTTTACTGTACTGATTCCAGAAGAGATCGTTGAAATTTGAAATATCGTATCAGTAGAAGCTAGTTTTATAGTTTCCGATAGAATAAAATCTCCACTAAAAGTAGATATTCCCGTAGAACTGTATAGTGATTTTACGTCAGAAAAATTATATACTAAAGATCTAGAAATATATTTGTTAGAATCAACTCCATTAATAGTAATTGGTTCATTGTCCATAAATGAACCAGAAACTGAATATAAAGTGATTTCTTTTGAAGAAGTCACCGAGTCTTTCAAAAATCCCTGCGCTTTACTGATATTTCCAACTATTATTGATGATTTTGATAAAGTTACTTCTGATGTTAAAGTTAACTTAGTAAAGATATCAATATCAAATAGTTTAACCTCCATTCTACTGGTATTATCTTTGTAGTCAGTTTCTGGAATAAAATCGTAAACTCTAGCATAACCTATAGTATTTCCAGAAGAAACAATTTTGGATGAACCCAATCTGGAATCCATCAAACTTACTGGAGTAGTAACACCAATTCCAATACTAGGAACTCCGTAAACATTATTCATCAATACAGAAGAACCTGCATTATATTGGACAGATTTATAATCAACTCTTTTTGTTGTTCTTGGTTTTTCTACATCTATTAACGTGGATGCGATAGTTTCTACATCATATCCACCAACATATGCTTTTCCCGGACCTATTTGATATGTTAAAAAATCTTCCGATGGAATATTTCCACTCGGAGTTAGTTGATTTTCTGCATATAATCCATTTACTTTGTACCCATCATTCAAAGTATCCCTTACAAATAATGTGAATGGATTTACTAAATAATCTCCAGACTCATCAAAGGTCCTTGACGCTAACTCATCTCTTATTAAACTATATACGGTCTTTTTGACAATATATTGCGGTTGCCCGTTCTCAATTCTCAATAATTCTATGAAGTTAGTGTCATTATCGTTAATTCTCTTGGTAGTTAAAACAAGATTGATGGCGAATCTGTCTGCACCTGGAGCAGCATAATTGTTGAATCCTTTTGCGTTGTCGTATAAATTTTCGTCACTATCTGCGGTAATTATAGATTCTACAATTTGAAATCCAACTTTATAATTGTCAAGAGGATTATATTGTGAAGTAATTATTTTTTGCTTAGTGCATCTGGCAAAATATCCTCTAACAAAAAATATTCCATCTTCAACATCACACAAAGAACCCTGATACTGTATTCCTCCAGTAGGTAATAGAGTAAATGCAGTTTGTCCCGCCTGAATAGTAAAGTTATTTTGATTCCTTATTGTAGACTCTACAATTAGATCTTCAGAATCAAAGAATCTTGAATTTTCGTAGTTTGTTCCACCACCTTTAATGTATTTTACGTAAAGAGTATATGTAGATTTTTCCGAATCTATATTATCTACAACACCCAACACTGTTGCGGTTACGCCACTTTGAGTTCCAGTGACATTTGTATCCGCCATTTGATATATATACTCACTGACATTAACTCCATTGTGTGTAGCATTTACCTGTATTGCATCTACGGGACTTGTGAAATTAATTTCACCCCCGATCACGGGTGAACCGTCTTTGAATATATGTTTTCCAAATTGTTCAACCTGGTTTTGCAAAATACTTTGCAAAGTAGTCAGTTCTCTTGCCTGAATAGGATAACCAGGTTTAAACAAAACCTTATAATAATTATTTAAATAATTAAAGTCGTCAAAATATGGGGAGAAATTTAAACTAGTTTCCTGTGGCATAATTCTTTAGAATTGCAAAACAACTTTAATATCTTCTTTTTGATTTGTTGACCTTGTAATAGAAGGTCTATTGTCAATGTATATAATATTACCTGAATATTTTTTCACTTCTGGATTAGAGACTCCATTAGTAAATAATTGACCCAGATTATAATTTCTATTATTTATTGTAGTAGAAATACCAGTAAAAGTGGAATCAATATAAAGATTTGTGCCGCCAATTAAAGTTGTTCCACCAGTCCCAACAGAACTTGTAAATCTATTTAAATTAATTCCATATACTGGTGTTGGATTTTGTGTTCCGTCTGTATTGAATCCAACAAGACTCTTATCCTGCCAGTATTTTAATACACCAGTATTTTGATCATAAGAAATAACTCTACCAACTGCAGTTGTCCCTGTACTTACTGTTTGTGTAAATTTTGAATTTGGAGAAAAAGTGGCAGTACTATATCCCGTACCCACTAATTTTAGTGCATATACTGCACTTGCTTTGTCTATAGAAAGAAGTGCCGATGAATTATAAGATTGGGGGTTTTCTACTATACCAACTCTGGCAATCTTATTTCCAGTAATAAAATCTGGATTTTCTAAATCATTTTCTATTCTAGAATAAATTAGAATAGTATAAGCACCCAATTCTCTATAAATGTCATAACCGTGACCACCTTTAGGTGGAATAATGACATCAAAAGTCGGTTTTACAGATCCCGTTGGTACATTTCCTCCCTCCAAATCAACAGTTCCATATGTATATCCAGATCCCCCAGAAGATATGTTAATAGATTCAACCTCCGAATCGTTATTGATTACAATAGTTGCCTTAGCACCAGTTCCATCACCTTTAATTGGAACATTGGTATAAATTCTGTTCGCAGTTCCAAGTCCCACCCCCCGATTTGTGATCGTAACAATTTTAAGTTGATTATTACTAGTAGAAGCATTTGATCTTATGGAAGAAAATTCACTACTAGTTTCCCAATCTCTGGGGACAGGTATAAAATTTACAGTGTCAAACTTTATAACTTCACTTGGCTTAATCGTATAAAGATATTTCCATATATACCCATCTCCACTATCTCCTGCTGCTTTTGGTTCTAAATCTGTAAAGGTTGGTTCATCTAGAGAAGGTTTTCCATTAGGATTTTCTGGATCAGTGCCATTATGCAAACAAATATAAACTCTATAATCACTATTCATCACATAATAATTAGATGAATATAAAGTAGTTGCCCCTGAAGGTTTTGAAGTATTTGTTCTACTAACGTCATGACGATACATGTCGTATGTTATCCCAGATTGCCAAGTTATTTTTCTTATAACCTGGCTTATATCTATTGGTTTTATTTTCTTCAGAGCAATCATTGTATCCCAATAATCATTCTCTTGCTCAAAACTATCCTTTGGTGCTGGGGGATTATTTTCCCAAGTAGAAGAATAATCTGTAGAATTAGTTAAACCAACAAAAGAATAATAAGAATTTGCTGAAGAAGTTGCCGCAGCAACAAAATTCTTAGCGTTCAAAATTCTTAATTGGTCAGTTATAATTGCAGACATTTTACAGAGTTTTTTATCTATTTATGAGATGGAATAACCAATATATTTCAATCTATTGAATCTTTGGACAATTGGTGATGTTGAAATTCCACCTGTATTTGCATATGAATTAAATTGTTGAGGTGTTTTACGAACTGGAGTAGAAATTCTTCCCCAACTATATTCACCATAGAAACTACTAAATCCTAGACCAGTTAATCCATTATATCCAGAAATACTTACTGTTACTTGAGCAACATAAGTGATTCCAACTCCAGATACTGCAGTTTGTCCAATAGAAACAGAAGCAACTTGGTAGATATTATCAATAAATGTTGTCCCAACACCGACAATACCACCAAAAGAATTAATCGATGTTAATCCACTACCAATATTAGAATTTGTAACTGAAAAATAATAACCAGTCTGAATACCACTTACACCAGTAGTTGCAACTCCGACAGTTACTGTTTTTCCATCTCTTAAAATAGAACTTTGTGGAATATAAAGGTCAAATACTAATCCCGTAGAAGCAACACCAACAGAAGTTGTCTTTATGCCCGTTATGATACCAAAATCACCTGTATATGATACATTATCAATTACTTCGTAAATTGAATTTGGAGACTCAAATAAAACTGATGGTGGTTCAGAAGTAGAATAACCAAATCCAACAGTAGAAAATGCTACAGAAGAAACAGAACCGTTTATAATTGATGCAATACCAACTGCTAAACCACTTGTACCGACACCAACGGGATATCCAATAGAAATGGTTGGAGTATTTGTGTAACCGCGACCAACTTCAGTTATATCAATTGAAGATATAGTTCCTGATGCAGAAACGATTGCTGTTCCTTCAGCAGTCACAAGAGAATCTTGAGATATGATTATGATTTTATTTTGTGGTTTTTGTGTCGTCCCATCATGAATATATTCCTTTTCACTATCAAAAAATGATTTAACACTTTCGACAAAAATCACAGTAGACCCAATTCCTACATTTTGGATTATATTGGATGATGGTTGTACATATGGTTCATAAATGATTCTATCCTTGCCGACGTATTGACCATTTACAGCAATATCCTCAGTTTGTCTACACCAAGTCAGTGGTCTCAATAAATCTTCTTCACTTGAAATTCCAGGTCCCGAATATAAATTAGTTTCCAGGGAATCTGAGGATATTATTTGAGTTACTAATCTGGAATCCTGGGTTAATTCAATTGCATCATCTTTAAGAGTTACTATGTCTCCAACTTTAATTGTTTCTAATACATCAACATTTTGGGTGTCAACATCACCGGTTCCTTTATAAAAGACAATAGTGCATTTATCACCCTCTTTAGGAGCTTCAGTAAATTTAATTATACTTCCACCGTTAAAAATATAACCTTCGCCGGGAACTTGCAAAACATCATTCAAAAATACTAATAGTGTCGCTTGTACATCAATTGTAGACCCAACCTTCGATCTAATTGTAGTTTGATTTCCTTCTATTACTATTGGGAATTTAGTTCTAATACCATCAAATAAATTTTCTATAGAATCAATGACTTGAAGACTTCCAATTGACCAAGCACTAAAATTATCTTGATATGTCGCATCAATTTGAATTTGAAATTCCGAATAACTCACTGAGGTATTGGTAGGAATACCAGTAGTTCCGCCTACAGACACAGTTAATATTTCCCCTTGTTCGTAAGCATATCCAAGATTTTTCAATTCAAATGATATTACACTGGAACCTTGACCAACAACAATATCAACAACAGCACCAGTTCCGACACCAGTTGAAGATTGTTTGCTATAAATTAGTGGTATGTTTGAATATGATAGGGGAGCATCAAATACTACTATTGGTGGATTAGAAGATGTATATCCCACACCGGGATTTGTAATCGCAACGCTTACAACATTACCATTATTTACGGAGGCAATACCTACAAATTCTATATTTGTAGAATCTAAGTTCTCTGTTTTAATACCAACATTTACCATAGTTTGAATACCAGAACGATATCCAGAACCACTATTTCCAATACTAATAGATTGTATAGTACCTGCCAAAGAAACTATAGCCGTTCCTCCCGCAGAAACAAGAGGTTGTAATCCAAACCCCTGAGAAGAACCTGCTGATAGGATAATTCCTCCTCTAGGAATGCTTGCAGTATTTACATCATATTGATTGGATGCAGAATTACCGGTGAATGTTACTGTAGTTATTCCAAGATTTTCCTCTAAATCATAATCATTTAAGGTATAGAGAGTGTTTGGAGTTTGGAATATGTTATTGACCAATAAAATAATATTATCTGTCGAAATACCGGTTATACTAGTTTTATTTGATTTCAGTTCAAAATCTTTTTTAATTCCATTAAATTGATCAGACAAACTATCAAAAATATAATTGTTAGAATAAGATTCGTCTGAAGACCCTTCAACTCCAGAACGCAAAAAGATCCTACCACTAAAAGAAGACCCCGTAACAATGCCAATATAATCTATTTCATCTGGTCTATTTGTTGAATTCAAAATCGGCACTTTGCCAAATGGAGCATCTGCAAAATAAATTTTGTTGTCCACGATATTATAATTACCATAAATTTTGGTAATTAAACTTGAAGAAATGTGTGTTGATAGTCCAGTACCTAATTGTGCTCTTAAAATACCGAGGGTATTTGTTGAACCAATTCCTATCGCACTTATTTTTACAATTTCATTATTAATTTTTAGCAAATCTCCACTTCTTATTGAATTAATTTCGGAAATTTTAATTTCAGAATCAAATAAAGAAACATTCTCAACTAAAGAATATGTCACACCACTCGATACAACAGGTGACTGCAATTGATTATCAATTGTAATAATTGACTTTGTATTTTGATTTTTTGCTGTAAATGCGTGAATTCCCACACCAAATGAAGAAATTTCCAAAACTTTAGGTATTGGATTTAATGCTTCCGAAGATGATGCAGAAACTCTTATCTTACTATCATCAACTTTAACAACATACAAGGAGGTTGGTAATTTATCAGTTGTTCCTATTCCAGGAATAGAAGTAGTAGCAATTCCGATTGCTTGTGTGGATCCAAGACCTGGGTACGAGTATGTTATTTCTTCTCCAGTTACATAAAAATGTCTTGCAATATTAATAGTATTTGAATCTATATTAACTCCAGAGGAATCCTCAGAGTTAAAAAATCTTTGGAATATTTGATCAGATTTATGTTTCAGATCAAAATCTTTTTTAATATCATTATCAGTCCCAACATATTCTGAAGTATTACTATTTAAAGATCCATTTATAAAAGAAACTGACTGCGTTTCTCCAGAAAGACCTATAGAAATCTGAAATACTTTTACATTTACATCAATATTTTTTTCTGGAGTAAAGTAGATATAAGTATTGTTTCCATTAGTCCCGGATGTTGTAATTCCTAAGGAAGAACCAGTTTTTAATTCTCCATATTCAACTATGAAACATTTATTGTCATCAGTAATTGTGAGATATTCAGAAAATTGATATTGAGAATTTGTTTCATCTTCTACACTAATAATACAATAAGAGCAATTTTTTGTGAGATTTGAATATGATGCAATTACATTTGCTGTAGGAGTTGGAGATGCTAATATTGATACTGAAGAAGAATCAACTACGACATTTCCTATATTTTCTGTGCCGACACCAGAAGATATGGTGTTAGCTAAAGATACATTAAAAGTGTTGACTACAAAATCAACATCAGTTGTTTGATTCGGTATTAAGTCAATGTTAATATTTGATCCGGAAATATATGCATTATATGCACCTATTCCTACAGATGACTTCGAAATAAATGAATCAGTAGTAAGTTGACCATAATCTAGTATATAAACATCATTGCCATCGTGAACATAACTAATTTCTTCATATTGATAATAAGAAGAATCTGTTTTTCCTATTTGAACTAATACTTTAGCAGATCTGTAAGTTGATGCTATTCCAACTATTGTTGTCGCAGAACTAGTTCCTTTTGGTATGGTGACAGAATTTGTTTCTAGTAAAACACTATCACCTAAATTCATAGTCCCAATTCCAGAAACAATATCACTCAATGAAAAATCAAACAGTTGCAAATAATAATCATTAAATTTTGATTTAGTTGGATAAAATAATAAATTACCTTCATTTCCAGAAATACTAAAGTCAAAAGAACCTAGATTGTTGTATACGATCCCACCATATTGATTTATAAAACCATTTTCATCATTATGGATCAATGTAACTAATGAAAATTGCTTATCAAATGTAAATCTTTTGTCTTGTATGTACACAAAATATTTTTTACTTCTAGTACTATCAACATTAAATGCATCAACTACACTAAAACTAGTTGCTCTAGGATTACTATTAAATGCATTAGATATGTCATCAATTACCAAAACTCTATTTCCAACAGATTCAATATAATCTTGTATTAATCTTGAATTGAAGAAAATTTCGCTTGATTTTATACCATTATCGATAATTAAATTGTTTTCCCCCGCAAGATCAAAATCAGAAACGCAATTTGTAGAAACAAATCTTGCAATATCTGCTGTTGCAGTAAAATCTCCATTATTTTGTTCGGTAGAAATTCCAGAATATTCCGATTCGGATGATATTATTAAATTTCCAAATTTTTTAAATCCTGCAGTGTGATTCAAAGTGCTTACTGGATTATTCCATATATTAATATCTGTTTCAGACCTTAAATCATATGAAAAATACTGATAATAGTCATTATCATGCATTCTTTGTAAATCATTATTTAAAAATCCAGTTTGTTTATTCCATGTTTTTCTGATAGTTGATATTGCATTAACATTATATGAAGAGTTATAAGTTGTTATATCAATTATTTTTGCTGCAGATCCGGAGGATAATGCTCTAATAATTTGTCCATTTTCAAAGTCATCTGTGGTTGAAACCTTAATAATTTGATTTTCTTGATCCCAAAATTCAACAATACCTTCTGCAGAATCACTGTAAACGTTCTCTCCTTTATAGAATGAATTCTTTTTGAGAACGGAATTAAATATTGGGAAATGTGATTCTGGAATTATCTTTCCGTAAGAAAGAGAACTATTGAATACTCCAGGAATTTCTCCATCAGATAAGAAAGAAGACAAACTATAAGAAACCGTTGCTCCTATTCCTCCAATATTTGGGTCTATATTTTTAATCGTAAAAAGAGAAAAATCATAGTTTGAAGAATTATAACCTATTCCAGTAGACCCAATACCAACACTGACACCTTCGATTAATACATTTTCGCCAATAAAGAATGGAAAATCTTTTAAATCACTAAAACTTGATCCCAAAGTGACAACTACATCTTTAGTTGTGTTATTAAATTGGATATTACTAATCTTAATTCCATTAGAATTGTTTATTGGAATTATTTTTGGTGTTACATTATTAAGTTCTGTTGTATTTTTAATGATATTGACTCTAGAATCCCCAAAAGAGTATGAAAGAACTACGTCAGTTACTGGTTTATTTGTTATTCCATCCAGTACAACTAAATTTGGAGTAGAGTTATAATTTCTACCAAATGAAGTTATTCCAATGTAATCGAATGAAGAAAGTGCATCAATTTCTATAATGTCTGGCAATTTAGAAGTTGGTCTGACACTATAATCGCAAGAATAGTCAAATCCAATATTTTCCAAATATGTTGATCCAACTTTTCCTATAGTATTTGTTTTTGGAATTAATAATGCATTTTTTCCACTAATTGAACTTACTGAGGAAATTCCAGGTAAAGATGAATATTGTCTTCCAAAATTTGAGAAGAATACTGAGTTTATCTCGCCAAAAGCAGATGTTGAATTTGTAGAATATTCAATTGACTCTGAATATTCTTCTACTTCCGGAGTATCTAAAATGTCATAACTAAATGAAGTTGAAGAAATACCAGAGATTACATAATTACCATTATAAGCACTTTCTTTTATAGAAATTTGATTGAAGGATAATACCTCGCCATCAATTACTAAATCTTTTTTAACTGAGGGTGCTAAATTAATATTAATTGGTACTAATTTATAATAAAGAGGGGATTTTACATTATCATTTAGTTTTAAAGTAAATTTAGAAT